TTGCGTTAATTTTTAGATATTGTGTAAAGGTAGACCCATTATATCTATCTATGTTAAACGAGCTGTCTCCGTCTAAAACAAAGAGCCTATAACCGCCTGTAGCAGCACTGTGTTTTAGATAGAGGTTATTACCATTACCTGCTATTTCTAGTTTTCCGAAGTTGCTTGGGGAAACCCCCAACCCCACATTCCCACTACTATTTACCACCAGCGCATTTGCTGTAGTGGGGTCGAGACTGATGGCACTGCCAATGGTGACTACACCTCCGGGGGTGATTGCTAATCTTGAAATGCTTTGACGGCGGTCATAAATAGAAAAAATACCATCGGTTGCCGCTCCTAACCCGGACATTAGCCACCATCTATTCGGAGTGGCTGCGCCATCAATCAATTCAAAAGCGGCTGTCCCCCCCGTGTTTTGGGCGATAACGGAAGCGCCTCCTACTGCTGGGTTAGCACGAAATTGCCCAGAGATATCTAACCTTACTCCCGGCGAACTCGTCCCAATCCCCACGTTGCCAGAACTCAAAACAAGCTGGTTGCTATTTACATTGAGGCCATTCGGCGCAGATACTGCTGTGCCATTTATCGTCAGCGTATCGCCAGATGCGTCGCCTAGGGTCACGTTGCCCGTCGCGCCCAGTGAGGTAAAATTGCCTGCGGCTGGGGTGGTGCCGCCTATAGCAGGAGGCGAAGCGAGGTAGTTACTGAAGCCAGTACCGGAGACGGTAGAGCTTGCACTTAAAGTGGTGAATGCTCCCGCCGACCCCAGCAATGCCGGTGCGCCGGTCGTTCCAGAATTCACTGCCAACGCCGTTGCGATACCCGTGCCGAGGCCGGAGATACCCGTGGCGACCGGTAAACCGGTGCAGTTGGTCAGGGTGCCAGAAGCCGGAGTGCCCAGCGTGGGCGTGGTGAGAACCGGGCTGGTCAGGGTTTTGTTGGTGAGCGTCTGCGTCCCTGTCAGCGTGGTGACGACGCTGGTATCAATGGCCGCGGTGACAGCGCTGGAGCCGTTATAGCTGGTGCCGGTCAGCCCGGTGCCGAGTGTCAGGGCATGGGATGCGGTAGCTGTCACGGTGGTGCTTCCACCCAGGCTGACGGCGTTGCCGTTGATGGTGATACTGCTGTTCGTCAGGCTGGTATTGCCGATGTCGGAGAGCGTGTTGCTGCTGCCGGAAATCGTTTTGTTCGTCAGCGTAACGGTGGCGCTATTCTTCGTCGCATCACTGGTGTTATCAACATTGCCCAGGCCCACATCTGATTTGCTCAGTCCGTCCTTGACGTAGGTTTTGACGACACTGGCATTCGCTTGCTTCGTCTCGCCATCCTGGACCACGGCAAAGTCATCCGCGTCAAAGATCGTGGTTGCGGCATTGAGTACACTGATTTTCTTGTCGGCCATCGGTTCAGGCTCCTACGTTAAAGCGTTGGGTGCGCTCCATCTTGCTCAGTCGGGCTTCCATGCCGGACAGCTTGTCGATGATTTGCGGGTTGGCGTTGGATTGCGTGACGACGACCGCCCGCATTTCGGCTTTGAGTTCTGCGATGGCGGCGACGATCTTCTCGTCATCACCCAGCATCGATTTGGTGTCGTTGGCGTTGTAGACCTGGCCTGGACGGTTGAAGCGGACCAGTTCCGGTCCTTGTTCACCGACGATGGCGAGGCCGGGTTGGGCGAGGCCGCCTTTGGCAAACTGAGGCACCGGGATCGTATTGAGTCCCTGTCCGGCAAGGATGGCGTTGAGGGCTTCAAGTTGCGCTGTGTTTAAGCGGGTGCCTGCCTTCAATTGCTCAAGCTGCCAATTTGCCAAGTCCAAGGCATCTTTCGCCATCTGTTCGGCTTGGGCCTTGGCCTCGTCGGCTTGCTTTTGCGCTTCGATGCGGGTGAGTTCGGCCAGCCGTTGCAGTTCTTGCAAATCGCGTTCAGCGGCTTCCCGTGCGGCCCGCATGGCGAGGTTCTTGTTCGGGTCACTCAGGTCCGCGATGCTTTGCTGAGTGGCTTTCTGCGCGGCTTCGATCTGGGCTTGCGCCGTTTTGCGAATGTCGTCCTGCACCGCCTGAGAGGCGGTCCGCAAGGCATCCAACCGATCTTGCTGCTGTTCGCGCAGCAGATCCATTTGCTCAGCCTGGATGTCTCGCAGGACATCCATCTGCTCGGATTGCTGCTCTCGCAGCAGGTCCATCTGATCGGATTGAAGGTCGCGCAAGGCTTCAAGCTGGGATGCCTGCGATTCCCGCAGTTCGTCAATGCGCGATTGGATGGAGTCGGGATCGGGGGCTGACATGCCGCCGATGGCGGTCATCGCGTTTTTGATGCCGTCAAAGATGCTGCTGTATTGGGTGCCGCTGCCGTAGTATTGCTTGGCGGCTTCAAGATACGCATCGCTGGCCCCCGTCAGCTTGCCCATCGCCTCGGCATCGCCGCCTTGGGCTTTCAGCAGCAGGTCTTGATATTGCCGCTGGGCTTCGGCCAGCCGCTGTTCGGGTGACAACGGACTGTTGCCACCTAGCGCCATCCCGCGCACGTAGTCTTGGATGTTGCGGATGGCATCGCGCAGTGTGTTGGCCGCATCCAGTTCGTCGGTCAGGGCCTTCATCTGCACGTCGTGGGCTTTCTGAAGCGCCTTCTGCTCCTGGTCGAACTGCTTGTTCAACGCCTTTTGTTCGGCGTCAAACTGCTTGTTCAGCCTTTTCTGCTCGGCATCAAACCGCTGGTTGAGCGCCTTCTGCTCGGCCTGATCCAGTTTGCCTTGGGCCTTGATGGCGGCTTCCAATCGATCCGACTCGGCATTGATGGCCGCTTCGGTCGCGGCATTGATGGCGTCGATCTGCAGCTGCAGGCTGGCATTCAGCCGGTCGGTTTCAGCGGCGATGTATTCGCGCTCGGCCTCCTGAATCGCGGCGATCTCGGCGTTATAGCGGGCCATGACCGCGGCCTGAGCAGCATTGAGTAACCCGACTTCCGTCTCGACATTGCGCCCTGCCCCGCCCTGCACACCGAGGATATAGTTGTCGATAGCGCCAAACGCGCTGTTGCGGTCGGCATTGGCCAGGTCGAAGACCGCCCCCGGCCCTTGCAGTTGCGCCAGTTGCGAGGCCAGTGACTTTTGGACAGCCAGAACGGATTGCAGCCGTTGCTGGCTGGCTTGAACGGTCTGGACGATCTGGCTGAAGACGTCTTCGAGTGTCGCGCCCATCGAGGTCACGGCATCATCGATGATGGCCTGCTTCTCCAGGGCGACGCGGGCGATCTCGGCGGCTTTGTCCATGCCCTCCTTCGCCATGATCTGCGCCAGTTCCTCATTCAGCGCATTGAGTTCGCTGTTGAGGTTGGACCAGCGGGCGATCTTGGTCTTTAAGGTCTTGATGACTTCCTTGTTCTGCTTCTTGGGTGCCTTGGCCAGTTCGTCGGCCAGCTTGCGCTCCCAGTACGCGACCTGTTCATTCATCTGCGCCACACCACCGAAGCGGGCCTTGATGCGCTTCATCAGCGCATTGCGTTCGGCAAACAGCGGATCGCGGGCGTTATTGGCCCCGGTGGTGATCGCGTCCAGTCGGCTCGTTGAGCCAGCCGTCACGCCGGTCAGCAAGGTTTTGAAATCGTTGCTGACTTCCTTGATCTGATCGCCCATGGCCTTGAACGGGTCAAGAATGGCGGCATACTTGGCGCGAATGTCTTCGGCCTGATTGGCCATCTCGGCAAAGGCGGGGGCCAGTGCGATGAGTGCGCCAAACAGTTTCTTGCCGGCGTCGGTGCTGGTGTCGATCCCGGCCACCAGATCGCGGAAGCCGTCCTTGCTGGTGGGTAAGGAGACGCCCAGACGGGCAAAGGATTCGCCCACATCGCGGACGGCTCCGGCGTATTGTTCAGCCGGTGAGAGGAAGTTGTCGGTAAAGGACTCCATCGCTTCGACAAAGGCACTCAGCCCGCCCGCCGCGTTGGTCATGACGATGCTGAAGCCACTGTCCCCGATGCCTGCGGTCTTCAATAGGCTGGAAGCCCGCATGATGGTCTTGTAGGCTTCGACAATCTCCTCGGCCCCGCCTTGCAGGACGTTGATGTATTCGCGGACGCCGGAGGAGAGAGTGGTCTGGGCCGCCAGCGATTGCCGAATAATTTCAGCGGCGACGTTGCCCTGGGCGTTGGTAATCTTCGTATAGCGGATGGCCTCGACACCCAGCCGTTCCAGTTCGCCTTGGGCGCGGCTGATGCCGGCGGATACGCGGAGGAAGGTTTGCGCCATGCCTTCGCCCGATTGCCTGAATCGATCCAGTTGCAGGCCGAGATTGCGGTCGAGGGTTTCGGCAATGCTGTCGGTGATGCTGGAGAAGACGGCATTGAGTGCCTTCGTCTGCTCTTCCAGCGTCATGTCCTTCAGGCTGATCTGCGTCTGGCCAATCGTGTAGCCTTCCAGCGCGGCCAGCACATCGTTACCGGCCACCCCAAAGGCTTTCGCGCCCTCCTGGAATGCGGTGACGATATCCTTGAAGATGCGAATGATCTGGTCGCTGACCTCTTGCCCCGCTTCCCCGACATAGGTCTTGGTGCTGCTGGACAAGGCCATGCCGAAGACCTCGAAGGATTTCGTCACGTCGGCATACAATTTCGCGCTGAAACCGCCCTTGAGAATGTCGCCCAGCGCGGTTTCAAACCAGCCGATGCCGGAATCGGTCAGTTGCTTGTTGAAGCCGCTGAACAGCGAGATCCGCGACATGCCAAACTTCATGCCGCTGTTTTTCAGGGCTTCGTCAATCGCGGGCATGACCGACATCGTGACCTGGTTGGCCAGCGCGAGGATGTTCAGGCTCAAGTCTTCCATTGCCCGCAGCATGGCGGCGGAGTAGTTCAGGTCATTACTGCTGTTCTCGCGGATGATCTCCAGCGAGTTGGCGATGCTGTTGGACTGGGCCTCCGTGTCACCGAAGACGGTGCCGGTGCCTTGGGTCTTTTGGCGATCTTCGCGGCGTCCGGTAGCGCCACCCCCGCCACCCATTGCCCCGGCAACGCCCAGCCCGATGGCGGCCATAAGCGCTGCCATTGCAGCGGCGCGCGCAAAGGCTGAGTAAGGATCACCGCCAGACGCCTGATTGGCGACCGCTTCCGTTGCCTTGGCTTGGCCGCGAATGGCTGAGTTAGCCACCTCAGTGCCGGTCCGGGTAGCGTCCGAAGTCATCACGGAAGTATTGGAAGCGATTTGCAAGATCATGCTCTTGACGGCCATCGCCATTTCAAAGATGCGGAATGCCTTGGTGGCGGCTTCCATTGCCCGATAGCCTTTGCTGCCCTCGGCAAAGAAGCCCTTCGACGCATCCGTGATGTTGCCCATCATGGCGATCTGGTACTGGGCAGATTTATCGGCCCACTTCATCTGTTCCTTGGCCGTCAGTTCGGCCCGCTTGCCGGGATCAATCACCCCGGCATCAGCATCCTTTTCAATCTTTTTCAGCGCGTTTTCCCGGTCCCGCTCAATCTGATAAAGCTGCTCGGAAAATTGCATAACGCCCACGACGAGGGCACCGATGGACTTGCCCACCTGCCCAAACGACTCAGCCGCCTGTGTGGCAAATAGCTGGGCCTGCTGCACACCATTCTGGAAGGCGGCGTTGAGGCGCAACTGTTCATCTGCGACGGCCTGCTCGGCAGCGCGTTGCTTGTCATAGCTTCCCGCAATATCGTCCACTGCGACTTTGAGTGCTTGCGTGGAGAGCGTGTATTGCTCCATCCGCGCCAGTTGCTCGGGTGAAACGAGTTCAGGCAAGGTATCTGTGGACTGATAGACGCTATTGAGCAAGCCCAACTGATCTGCCGATGCGCCCGCTTCCTTCGCCGCTGTCAATCGGGTCAGGATGTCGAGTTGCCGCTGATAGGCACCGATGATGCCGTCAATGGCACTGGCTTCGCCCTGCTTAAGGCTGATGGCTTTCTGGGCAAACTCGTTGGCTTTGCCGCTGGCCGCGATCTCGGCTTGGGCGCGATTCTGAGCCAGAATGGCGAGGTCGTTATCCGCCGCCCGTAAGGCCTGCTTGAGTTTGAATTGCTCGTCGATGGTGACGTTGTATTGATCCGCTTGCGCCAGTTCATTGGCCAGCGCGGCCTGTCGGGCTTTGATGACGGCTTCCTGTGCATCAAACTCGGCTCGCACCATGTCCAGCGCTTCGGCGTTGTACGCCGCCGCCTTTTGTTGCGCGGCTTCGATGATGTCGGCTTTCTGCTGATAGGTTTTGGCCCCGGCCAATTCCTGCGCAGCCACATCCGCCGCCGCTTGCCGTTCCTGATCCATCGCCGCCAGTCGGGTCTTGATTTGCTCAACTTGGACCTTGGCGTATTCCTCGGCCTTTTTCACCTGATCGTCCTGATGAGTTTTCAGGCGATTGAACGCGGTGCCGAGTTCATCAGCCTGGTCTTTGGCGGAGGCGAAAGACTCACCCTGCGCGCCAATGACTTTCTGCCACTTCTCATACAGCGCCCCGACCGAGACGACATAGTTCTGCGTCTCTTTAAACGGCGGCACGCCACCGAATTTCTGCACGTTGCCGGGGCCAGCGTTGTACGCCGCCGCTGCCAGTCGCAGGGATTTGAACTGTTTCTCTTGCTGGGCCAGGTACATGACCCCGCCCTTGATGTTGTCGTTCAGGTCGTTGAAGTTGACGCCCAATTGCTTGGCGGTTCCCGGCATCAACTGCATGACACCCCGCGCACCCACAGCGGACTTGGCCAACTGGTTGAAGCCGCTTTCCTGCTGGGCAATCGCCAGCGCAAAGGCCGGATCGACCTTGTAGGCTTTGGCCGTCTCGATGACGATTTGCGCGACGGCTTTTTGCTTTTCAGAGAGCTTGGTCATGGCCAGCGCGGCATCATTGGCCCCGCGTTTTACGCCGTCGAAGAATTGTTTTTGCTGCTGTTTCCTAGACTCCCATTCTTCCTTGCTGATGGCCTCGTTCACATCTGGCTTTGAAGCTGACGCCGCATTGATTGCAGCTAACTCCTGTTCTGATGGTGTGCCAAAGATGCCACGAGCAGACCGATTGGCATTCATCTCTTCAATGGCTTTTGCCCGCTTGGTGAGCTTGTCAAAGCCTTCTATTATGAGCGCCCATCCGCTGACAACCTTGCTGATTGGCGTCATCAACGTGTCCATGTTTTTGGCAATCAAAGACAGCGATTCAGCCAGTTCTTTTGATGAGCCAGAGGCTTGATCGGCCTTGCCTATATAACTGGTAAAGGCGTTTTGGATCTGCTGAAACGCGCCAGATATCGTGACCGGCATCTGGGTATATTCACGCTTGATGGCGTCCGACTGCGAAAGGATGGCATTGACGACCTTATCGGCAGTCAATTCACCCTGAGCGGCCATTTCTCTCAACGCGCCGATCGGTACATTCAGCCCATCGGCCAGTGCTTTGGCGAGACGTGGCGAGTTCTCCATCATCGAGTTGAACTCGTCGCCCCGAAGGACGCCGGAGCCGATGGCCTGGGCAAACTGGAGGATGCCCGCCGCTGCACTGGAGGCATCGGCACCGGAGATGCGGATGGACTTACCGACCAGATCGGTGATGGCCAGGGTGTCGGCTTGGGATCGGCCCAGATCCCGCATCGACGTGGCCAGCCGCGAATAAAGCTGCACGGTTTCCGCCAGCGGCGTCATGTTGCGCTGACTGATTTCAAACAGTTGTGACTGGGCAGCGGCAAACTCTTGGGTGGACCCCGAGACGAGT